TTGTTATAAAAATTAAGGGTATAATCTGACTAATGTTATAACATAGTAAAGTTATAACCTGAGGAAATTACACTTTGGAATAAAAAAAAGTCGCTAGTAGCTTCAAGTAAAGCCCTTGATTGTATCAGGGAGATTGTAGGTATCGAACCCTACCTAGCGAACAACTGATTAGCCAGACAGTATAATGAAGGCTACCCCGTCACAAACAAAATTATAAACAATGGGTTGTTATATAACAAATTTGTGGCGGTAACTTATTACCTATTGTATGTGGGGCTATAATGCGCATACTAACCCATCACGTATTGAATCAGATTGAGTAAAATGGAGCGTGGTGGGATATTGCTGATTGGTGTAATGGTAGCACAAATGCTTTTGGCGCATTCAGTTTAGGTTCGACCCCTAAATCAGCATCTAAATAAAAACATATGACACAAGAAGAAAAAAAATCAGTAGAAAAAATTACTCGATTAGAAGTTATTAACCACGCCACAAGAGATAAGGAAATGGGATTTGGAAGAATACTTACTCTCTACAAAGAATTGGGCGACTTTGGTTCAATAGAATTTTCTTATCAAGATGGAGGACAAACACTTAAAATATTTTTAAACCCATGAAGTACTCAAACTCATTTCATTACGACTTAGAATTTGGAGAAGTGGCTGAGACCTGGGTAAACGATTTGTTTTCAGCAGGGCTTAAAGTAGAAGTAAAGTGCGACAAAGCTGCTCATAAAACAGGTAACCTTTATATTGAAATTTATTATAGAGGAGAAAAGTCTGGCATATCTACTACACAAGCTGATTATTGGATATTCAGAATAGACGCATTAGATTCAGCAATTATCGTATCTAGAAAAAGATTAAAAGAATTGGTTAGAAAATATTATAATGGTAACTTTATAAAAGGAGGAGACTGCGATACGTCTCTTGGTGTGTTAATACCCATTAAAGAAATGTTTTCATAATGCAAACCACGGAGATATACGGAATACATTGTACCTACCCTGATGCACCAAGTATCAGACTAATAGATGGTAGCGATACAAGTACTAAGAAACAGAAATTCAAAAGAACTGAAATACTTGACTCATTCTACGAGCTAGACATTGATGAAGAAGGAAACGCCCAATACACAGAAGAACAAATAAACTTTATTAAAAGAGAGTTTGAAAGGTGTAGAGATGGTTATTGGTTTATGAATAACGGTGGTGCCACCTACATAACTGGCGACCATTATTTCTACTTAAATTATTGGACATTAGAATCAGGTATACAGCCTGAGTTTAGAGATGCTGATAGAAAATGGTTCTTATTCTATCAAGAGATTTCTACAGACCCATCTATACTTGGAGTTATAAGAGTTAAAAAAAGAAGAGAAGGTGCTACCTCTCAATCTTCTTGCATACTTACTAAAGAAGCTAGCAGCACAGGTAACACGCGTTGTGGTATCATATCAAAGACTGGAGGTGACGCATCTGACTTGTTTATGAATATGGTTGTTTATGGATTCAGAGCTATGCCTATCTTTCTTCAGCCAAGAACAGAAAGCACCGAGGACCCGAAGAAAAGATTAGTCCTAGTTAAGCAGTCTTCTAAAAAGAAAAAATCGTTAGGTTCTCTATACAATAAAAGAGAAGGACTTAACTCATTCATTGAATGGCGTAACACAGCTTTAAACTCTTTTGACTCAGGACGTTGGAGTAAATTGCTGATAGATGAAGCCTCTAAATTCCCCAAAGAAGTAGACATCGTAGAGTATTGGAATATTGTTAAAAAGACTCTGACAGAAGGTGCTAATAAAGTAGGATTCGCACTTATGGTTTCTACAGTCAACCCTCCCAATAACGGAGGACAACAATTCAAACTATTATGGGATGACTCAAACCAATTCAAACATGGAAGAGTTACCCCATCTAAATTAGTTAGATACTTTGCACCAGCATCAGAAGGACTTGCAGGATTTATTGACACCTACGGCATGTCTCGTAAAGAAGAAGCGCAAGAGTTCATCCTAGCAAATTATAGAAACAACGACCAAGATACTAGAGACTATCCCCTAAACGAAGAAGAGGCTTTTAAATTCAACCAAGCTGATTGCCACTTTAACTTAGACAACATTCTAGAACAAGAACAAAGTCTTAGAGATAAACCTGTATACTTAAGAAAAGGTAGATTCTATCTAACAGGAGAAGATAAAGTAGAATGGTCGGACGATAGCAATGGTAATTGGTTGGTATATAGGTTTCCTGAAAAGAAAAATAACTTTCAAGTTAGAAACAACGTAGTGTACCCTGGAAACGTAGCTGAGTACGGAATGGGCGTTGACCCATACAGGTCGTCTATGACTTCAGGAGAAGGCTCTAAAGGCTCAGCATGGATATGTGAAAAGGTTGACCCTACCAAAGAAAATACAGGTGCCTTAGTAGCACATTATTACGGTAGGCCAAAGCTTCAGAAATTATTTTGGAAGGAAATGCTGATGGCTTCCATGTATTACGGAGTACCTTGTACAATGGAGACGGATGCCGGAGATTCTTATTATGAGTATTTCAAATCAGATAACGAGCTAGGAAAGAATTGCTTACCTATGCTAGGGAAAAAACCTGATGCCATAGTTGACCCTACAAGAAAAACAAAAGTAAACCACATGATTAGAGGAGTAGCATCAGCAGACGCTTACGCTCTCTCTAAGCAGCTAGAATACGGTATTAATTATGTTGAACACTATTACCACCTAATTAACTACCCTGACTTATTAGATGAGCTTAAAAGATATCAGCACGATAATAGAACCAAGTACGATAGAACAGTTTCGTTCTTAATAACCTTGCTAACGTTAACAGGACAAACAAAATCGCAACAAGAACTTAAAAAAAGAATACCTATGATAGAGACATACTCTGTCAATAGGTTTGATTAAATAGAACCATCCTGCATAGCCAAAGAATTATCATCGTCTATTTTTCGATAGCCTTGACTCCACAGAGTATTTGTAAGGATAATAGATTTCTTTATTACCTCTTCCTCAGTTTCTTCAGGAAAAAGAATATGAGTAGTTTCATGTAAAATAATTTCTAAAAGCTTCTTGCCTTTTAATCTAGAGTCTACTTCTATTTCATCGTAGCCCAAATTAGCAAAACCATAGGCTTTATTTCTACCAAGCTTTTTGAATATTATTTTAATCTTTCTCATCTTTAGATTTTAATAAGGCTTCGTCTGGGCGTTCTATATCAGCTTCAAACCTGCGACCACCCCTTAAACTAGCCATCATTCTTTTTAAATTATCTACCTCTTCATTTGCTTCTTTATATTTTACAAGAATATAATCTAACTGCTGATTATTGTCCATCTTTAAAAATGCTTTTGTAATCTTCATAACCTAGTTTTTTAATCTGTTCTTTTACCTTTGTTAGATAAAGAATTAAATCCATTGCTTCTTCAATAGCATGGTTTAAAAAATCGTCTTTCTCGTTTTCAGCTAAGGTAGTGTTATATTTCTTAATTCCGATTTCGCTTCTTGTCGCAAATTTAGTAATAACTTGTGACACGATTTTGTCTTCTATAATCATTTTGGAGAACTTGATAAAACGTTTCTTCTTTCGTTTACTGTTAGTTTTGATTTTCTTCTGCGACCTACAGCACCACAATTATTACACCTTAATGCTTCAAATACATTAACAGTTGTGTGATAATCTTTTCCATGTTCTTGGAGGTCATCAGAGCCGCAAGAAGGGCATCTTTCTAGACCGTCAAGTATAAAGAGACCCATGTTTGGATGAGGCTTTATAAACGGCCTCAATTTAAGATAATTACTCTCTAAGCTTAGGATGTCTCCTATGTTATACTCTTCCATTAAATCTAAAGAATCCTTATCACCCTTGTAGCATTTTTCCCATAACTCAAAACCACCAGTATCTACTTTCCTATCAGAACCTAAAGAAATGTTTAAATACTCTTGCTTGTTAGAAGAAAATTTAAACTGCCCCTTTACAACTTTTAATGTGTCTATAGATAAGTATGGCATTGGAGGGTTCATTCCATGCATTAAAAACCTGGTATTTATTTTAGGGATATCAAATTTATCTCCGTTATGAGTGATAACAATATCAGCTTCATTTAACATTTGCCACAAAGATTGCATGATTCTTTTATCGTCATGATTAACTGCTTCTTTTGATGTTAATTTACCTGAGTAAACCTTATCTTCAAAAAGCCACTTAGCAGCCCAAGTAAATATAAACCAATCAGAATGAATCTGATTAATGTATACGTTCTGTTTCCAAAGCCCCCAAACATAAGCCATTATAGGCGCAGTCTCAATATCTAAAATAAGTACTTTAGCTGATGAGTTTATTTGCTTTGGCTTTGAGTTAGTAGTATCGTAATTTAAAGGCTTAGGCATACTAGCGGAC